CTTCTTTTCTTGCAGGTTTAGGGATATATATTGTGTTGCCCTTTTTACCTTTGTGATTAATCTTTGTTACAAGATTAGCCACGACTAGATTTTTTTTGTAGGTTGCAATAACTTCATCCGACCAGAGTTTGGGGATGAAATTACCTGCTTCTGTAACACCTAATTGGTTACTTGTTAAAGCCATAATTACTCTCCTGAGTTATATTATTATTATTTGACCCTTCCTTCTTGATACGCTGCATAGATTTCATCTTCCAACGCCATATATCGGTTAGGATCACTTACCTGTAGTTGAATTAAATCAGCTCTACGGTAAACCTTTTTGCCACCTACGGAATCTGTTGATGATCGACTTTCAGAACTTGTTTGTTTCATTGCTTTATCTACTTTAGATTTTTCTTCAGCTACTGCTTCTTGAGTTGCACTAGACATTTTTGTCTGTGTGTACCAATCAAAGAGCTCAATTGCTAAATCCGATCTATATTCAGTATCAGCCTTACGAAACATTTCTGTTCTTGTGCCACTATCACCAATAAATTTTTGAAAGCCAGAATCTTTAACGGTTTCTTGCCAATCTGGATAAGCCTTATCTAAGGAATCCAAATTATGCTTTTGCACATTTCCCATTCTTTCTTCCCTTGCCTTTATAACATCTGGGTGGTTTTCTATTGCCTTATTCACAGAATTAACTGGATCGTCAAAGAAGTTTTCCTCCTGTGTTACAGGTTCTTCTGGTGGAGTAGTGTTAATAGTGCTATTTTGTGCTTCAAGTAAAGTTTTTATTAACTGTTCTTTTTCCCTTGCTATTGCTCGTTCTCTTCCCAGCTCATCACTTTGCCTACTCATTAATGATTCGGCTTCTTGTTGCATTTTAATAACCTCTTGCATTGATTTACCAGCATATTTTGCAGGAATTTCTGATTCGGGTTGTTGAGTTTCCTCATTCTGAATCAATGTTACTTCTTCTTGCATATCTGTTATTGGCTCACCGACTTGAGAGTCTACTTCTACTACTATATTTTCTTCACTCATTACTCTTTCTCCGCCCACATGGGGTTATGAAGTTATTTTATGTTAGATTTCCGTCTTGGAGTTCTTCTAACGCTAGTTGTGTTACATTTTCTAAACTTAGTATTAAGTTTATAACACGCAACTGACCCTTAACAATGTAAAGGTCATTTTCAGAATTAATATTCTCTACATTAGCAATACTTTTTTCTAAATTCTTAATTTCTTCCAATAAATCTAACCATCCTGTGGTTTCCATCATTCCTAGTCTATCTTCTAGAAATTCCTGGTCTGTTTTAATCATTATTGTACTGTTGTATTAATTTGTCTTTTATTTCCTGCAGCTCTAGCTTTAGCTAGGTTCAATATTGTTTCAGATTGTAGATGTTCTACTTCTGGCATGTTACGAGCAGTTTCAGAACGCATATGTTGAATATCTGCTATGCCTTTTTCTACTGCTACTTGATCTTTTTGTAATTTAAGTAACTTTTCTTGCATATCCATTTCATTTGGCTGACTACTCATAGCATCTGCTTGATGTTTCATAGCTCTAGCTTCTTCTTCTTTAGCTTCTGCAAGAGTTTTTTGTACATTAGCTTGTAGTTGTTGCATTTCAAGCTGCATACCCATTTGTTGCATTTCTTGTTGTTGTGGGTCTGGCTCATCGCCTTGCATTAAGGCATTAACTATCTGATCTCTATTATGAATAGAAGAATTTTGAAACATAGCTAACAAAATAACATTAAATGCAGGTGAGTCTTTAGGTATAGCTTGTAACATAGCTACCATTTGTTGACTTTCAAGTTCTTTAGCCATAATTCCCATAGTAGAATAAGGTACAAACTTGTAATCACTTACAGGATAGCGGTCTACATCAAACTGTATCTTACGATACATGCTTTTATTAATTAAAGGAATAAGAAATGTGTTTTGAAAATTCATTAAAGTGCGTTTTTGTCTTTTGATTGCAGCACTTTGCATCATTGACATGCCACTAGCAGTATCACCGCCTTGTGAAGATGTATCAGCAGAGCCAGTACCCATTTGTATCATGTTTTGTAAAGACTGAACTTGCATAAATGTTGACTGATCGGTCTGACCCATGTCCAAAGGCATAATAGCCTCTCTTGGATTACCGTTTGTTAGTATAGTTTTACCTGCTCTAACTTCAAACTTGACTCCACGAGGCAGTCGAGTAGCATCAGCAGCCATCATAGGTGTAGTAGTAAGTGCTAATGAGTCTATTCTTGCTCTCATTTCTGCATCTAGTGCTTTTTGTGGGTTATATCCTTTCTCAGCAACTCCTCTACCCCAAAATTTGTTTGGCACAATGTCGTGTTGATAAGAAACAAAAGGTCTGTCTACCATCATAAAGGCGTTTTCTTCAACTCTAAGAATGTGCTGGTCATTACATATAGTAACAACTGCTTCAACTAACTCATTTGAAGAAGTTTTATCATATTCAAAATCATCTTTGTTAGCACTAGCCTTTAAAAATCGTTTAGGTACTTTACCCCAGTATTCTGTAATCTTAACTGAGTCAGATTCGTCTGCAATTTTTGATTCTGGGTCATATCCAAAATCAACTTGGTCATAATCACCATCAAGAGGTACATCTCTATAAATACCAGAACGAATACCTTCTACTACATGGTATCTAGGTTTAATTACTTCGTGAGCAACTCCTAAAGCATCATTAATTGAGTTAGCAGATGGGTCAATTAGAAATTCTTTTGGAGAAATAGGCTCAACATGGACATCTATAGATGGAAACTCTACTATTGTGCGAGTGGTAGCCATTGTTCCATCAATCTGTTGTTCGGAAGGTGCTCTTTCAATACTTTGCTTAACTACAATCTTTCCAATACCTGTTCCGTATATAGCACCATTAAGAAAAACTTCACAAATAGCATCTTTACAGCCTGTTTTCTCTAAATCTTCTTGCAATAAATTACGGATGTATTCGGCATCACTAGGATCTTGGTCAAGCATGTCATCTTTAATGTCAAACCATTTTCCTCGTCCAAATGTTGCTTCTTCTAGCTCGGCTACTGAGGACTCAATAGCTTGTTGTAGTGCTGGAGCAATAAGTTTTGATCTTTCCGTTGCTCTAGTCCTATCACCAGCAGACCAAACACCTCTCCACAGACGATAATATTCATCCCACATTGGAATATAATTAGTATTTCTATGATTACGCCATCCTTCAAGTCGATAATTTAGCCAACTTGCTAATGCCTGGTATTTAGTTTCTTGATTATGCAATTATATCTCCCTTAATCAGCCTCGATTTTAACAGAGTATAATTATAAATGCAAGTGATAATCATTCTCATTTAATGAAATACTGGATTAATCTCATCAACTTGTATATCACCATCTATTAACATTTTGCAAATAGTTAAATCAACTGCATCATCTTGTTTTGGAAACTCTTCTTTTAAATTACCTAAATTAGATATAATTTGACAAGCAACTAGGTATCTTTTCTTTAAGGTTGCTTCATCTGCACTATATTGTAAAAGTTCTATTATTTCATCTTCTGACAAATTAAAGTCAAAGATATTATCAATATCCTGCCACATCATCTAGTACCTCCCAATCTTCTGCTAATTCTATAGAGTGTGCGAAGTCCGCTACACTAACCTGATCTATATAGGCAAGTGCATCGAGCAAATCATCATGGGCCAGGTGGTTAGGAAAATCATTTAACTGACCAAGAAAGTGTTTCCAATCTCTGCCTTTGTTAAAAGTTATCTGTCCATGCTCCATTCTGCCTTGTAAAGCCCAGGTAATTCGTTCTGTTTTCTTTTTGCCGCCATGTCGCAATTCTATTATTGTTACCCACTTACCTGCAATTCTCATCTCATCTTCAAGATAAGGTAATATCGCATTGCGTAATGATCCTGTTTCAATACCGACAGTAGCCGATTCTACCTTCATCGCAGATGAAAGAATTTTTTTAGCCGTTTCTTTTACATTCCAACGACCATGTAGTATGTCTTTAACCCACCATTTATCTCTATCTATCTTAACAATAGCAATAGCCGTTTCGTCTAGCCTAGATCTTTTTAAATTACGCTCTTTCTCTATAGACTCAAAACCAGCAGGATCTACAGCAATAACATAGTGTCCTTCTTTTGGCTCTTCTGCTACCTCAAACCACTCGTCTTTAAATATGCCGCCAGAGTTAGTTTCAAAAGATGCCTCAAATTCTTGCCTAAATGACATAGACGACATAGTCTTACTGGCAGCGTTAATCTCTGATTCTAATATAAAAGGATTATCTGTTGATGTGTATTGGAACGCATCCCACTCTTCATCTTCAAAAGCATCTTTGTATAAATCGTAGAAATGATTTTTTCCTGCGGGAGTTCCAATAAAGAGTGCCCCACCTTGAACGTCTGCAAGTGTAGGCCTTAATATCTGTTCCCAAACCTGTGGCTTCATAGAAGCATATTCATCGAGCACGACATATGCCAAGCCTACGCCCCTTAGAGTATCTGGTCGATCACTGCCTTTAAGGTATATCTTCCTACCATTAATAAGAGTTAATACGGCTGTGTTCTCATGGGCCTGGGCTATCAAGTCTTTACCTAACTCTTTAAGCATTGCCCACATAATATCTTTGGACTGTTGAAAGGTTGGGCCTACATAGAATACATCTTTAGAAGGAGATTGAATAGCGTTAATTAATAATAACCAAGCAGAAAGGTAGGACTTTCCAAACCTTCGCCCTGCAGCAACTATCTTAAAGCGTTTTTTAGAATGAAATATTTCTAACTGGGCAGGATGTAAATCAATGTTTAATTCAGCCATCTACAAAAGCCTCACAAGATTCAGCACAACCTTCTTGTTCATAATCATCAAATATAAAATGAGTTTGTTTAAAATTGGTTTCGTTAAACAACTCAATCATATTTTTAGTTGTCATATATTTTCTAAAAAATGCTCTTGGTTGATTGCTGTAATCTCCTTTAATGCTATTTGTGCCTACATGACCATATTTTTTTTCCATTGAATTTGGAAAATCAAAAATAGTAATATCG